TTACTGCTTACACTGTAAGAACGCCGCAAACTCCGCTCCCCAGAAGCTCATCCGTATTTCACACAGCGAACCGTGCAGCATCCAGATGATGAGGATTACCGTCACGCAGAACGTGATGGCCGTAAGCGATTTTTGCGACATAGCGCTTGCTCCTTTTTAGGGGAGGCGCTAACCTATCACTTGCTAAGGTTAGATGGTTAGGGCCTCGGTTAAACAGAGATGTTTTCCGGGGCCTTTCCACATCTGGCCTTCGGGCATACCCTCCGACCATCAGCCGAAAGGCACCCGCGCGTAATCTATCGTTTTTTTGTTGCTTCGGCAATTCTGCTCGTTAATTCTGAGGTAAAGGCAAACTCATCTGATTGTTTCCCCTGTGTGACGTTGGCAGTTCATGCCACGGGATACCTTCTGAAGATCGAACGCCTGAGGTGTGTTTCGATGTGAATTTATGGAAAGCTTCCAGTGTTGAGAAGCATACGCCGCATTCCAGGTTGTTACACTGGTAATACTTTTGTCGGACGGTGTTTGAATCATTTTCCGGACGACTTGTGCGGATACGGGCAGATGCGCCACAAAGCGGACAACGGAACATAGCAACCTCCCTTTAGGTTGTGCTATTCTAAATTTCATCAATGCAGATTCCAACTCCTTCCCACTTTAAGCGAAGGATGGTGATAAAGTCAGAATATGTTAGATGAAGTCTAAACGGGCGATAAGTTTTCCAATATTTGAATAACAACGTGGCAGGATTTTTGTTTATCAATTATCTTACACTTTTAAGTGTAATAAATTTGTTAGTGATGACAATATTGTGAGAGGAGATTATCAATTGAAGATGGCAAAAAATAACAATGATAAAATGCGGGCAAAGTATAGGCCGTTCATAAATATATGGGAACATCTTCCTTCTGAGTTCAATGAACTCATCAAGACGTTAATGGTGCTGATACGGCAAGGGGAAAATGTGGGAGCTCAGCAAAGGGAGCTTGATTCCATCGAAAACTTCAAACACCTGTTAAGTGGATGGAAGCGGGCGCAAAGGATCATAGCTGATGAACTCATTATCAGGCTTTCTCAAATCAAGGATCTGGAGTTAGAAAAGAATTGTGCCCATTCAAAAAAGGACTATGAAACAAAGAAGAAGTGTATACGCAATATTGAAAGGACTAGACTAGAAATTAGGATTTTACGTAGGTGCATTGATTCAATTGTATGGGCGATATTCCGCAATGAACACTCGTCTATAAGACGGTTACCTATAAATAGAAATACTGACAATCTGACAATATTTAATATACATGATTCAATGGTGGTAGCAGATGAAATCAATGCTGATCCGATGGCTATAGCTGTTATCACTGATATTACTACGTTTGTACATACTGGTGATTTACTTGCGTTAATACCTCAGCAAGGCATAACTTTAATTGAAATAAAAAGTGGTAAGAAAAATATAGAGTTTTCAAAGGCGGCTATGTTCTCAGTGCAAAGTAAATGTCTTCATTTTGATGAGATTTATAGAAAAGACCTTGATAAAAATGACTTGAAACACTATGACAGAGCTAAGCGTCAACTTAAAAGAGCTCAAAATGTGATAGATGTCATTGAAACTGGTAAGGGATTTGATAACTTTTTTCAGTCTCAAGTAACAATTCATGACAGAGATTTTTGTCCCGATTTTTATACAGATAAGATTATTGAGCTTTGGTATGAGATATATAACGGTAAAACTTGGGCGATTACTGACATTAATAATTGTTTATTCCTTGGGGCATATATTAATTCTAATATGGGTTTTTGCGGTTTTAATGGATGGATGGAGGTATCTAGAATATCGGGGAGAGTGTTTAATATTCTTGATAGCTTTTCAGATGCTTTATCACGTCCATTTTTTAGTTTGAACCTACCTGATAAATTGCTTCTGGATATCATTAATGGCAATCTAATTGTTGTGCTGTGTTTCGATCATCGTCGTTTCGTAGAAAGAGCAAATAAAAAATACCCCGGGATTTATGAGTTATTGGACTTTCCATCTCCGAAGATTAATCCTATGAGTATGCTTTCCATCAATGGGAAGGGGGTAGTTTCTAGTGTTGATGGACAGAGTGTTTTTATTGGAAATGGTTACGAAACACGGATTATTTTTGATCAGCAATATCCAGATAGTCTGATTAAGTGGTCATACCATATGAGTGATCTCAAAAAAAATATTGATAAAAAAAAGCGTAAAATGAAAAAGGAAACGCAAAGAAAAATAAAAGAGAAAAGAAAACGTAGCAGAAAACAATGCTTAAACTAACACATCTAATGCTTTAATTTGCTTTACTGTTACAATGTCCGCTTACTGGTACAGGGCGGACTGCCATATTAGATTTGGTTCTATCTCGTAAGAGTGGCCGTTCAGGTCTGCACTAATACATCTGAATGGTTCACTCTGTTTCTGCTATCCATTCCGGGATTTTTGCTTCAAGCTCAAGCTGAGTGGTAAAGCCGCTGTTATCAATGGTGTGCTCGGCTTTTGCAATAATCCAGTCCTGATTATCAATCTCGCTTTTAAATCCTGTTACCGTGCCATGCATTTCGGTGTAGAGTTCTGCGCGTCCGCGTGCCAGTGTGATGGAGAATGATGCGGCTCCGCGTTGTAGTTGTTGCCACTTTGCCGCCGCTGCGCGTCTTGCTGCCTGCTCGTTCTGATAAGTCTTGCGTAACACAAACACATTGCCTTCCGCGCCTTCCATATAATCACCTTCACGGCTGCTGCTTTTCTCTTTTTTCGGTTTTGGCGGTTTGCGGCGTTTCACGCTGACTTTTTTCTTTTTCCCGTAATTAAGATCAAGCCAGTAAGCGCGTACCCCCGTATACGCCTCGCGGTCAGCAATGCGGAAATGATGGCGATCGCCGCTGCTGCGTGTGATGGCGAACGATGGCAACGGCTGGCCCTGTGCGTTCACGCCACCGCCGGGCATGATGAATAACAGATTACCGCTTTTTACCGTGGTGATTGCGCCCAGCATTTCCGCCATGCGCGTAAGGAAGGACATGTCACTTTCTTCGGTCTGGTCGGCGTGGTCGATTTCGATATGCATCAGCATTTCGCTGATTTGCGGTTTCAGACCGTACCGATGAGCGATGGCGGATACCACACGCTCAACGGTCACATCATGCCAGGACACCTCACGTTTAACGTTAAATTCATCCCGAAAATCTGCGCTTCTGGCTGAAACAGTCAGCCTGTCCGGCGGTCCTTCGTGTGCGATTTCATCGACAATGTAAGAGCCTTTTTCTATCAGCGGTTCGCCTTTCCAGCCAATGAGAACCGTCAGGCGCGCGCCCCGTGGCGGTAGCCGCAACTGACCATCCGCATCATCCAGCGTGATGGTGAGCTGGTCTGCCTCAAATCCCCGGTTGTCGGTCAGCGACAGGCTCATCAGGCGCTCTGCCACGCCGGACAGCGTTTTACCCTCCGCGAGAATATCAAAATCCGGCATTTTTACGGGGTCTGTGCCCTGACTGAGCAATTGCATGGTGGTGTCGGTCATCTGTTCCCTCCCTGTGCGGCATGGTCGCATGTGCGTGCGGCGGGGGTTACTGCTTTTTGTTGTCGCCGGGTCGGGAGAACGGCGCAGGGGTGAGATTACGCGCGTGGTGGGTGATGATTGTTGCCGAATCATTTAACGGATACAAGGGGCTGAAGCTATGAGTGAAACTCGTTTTCATGGTGCCCGTGTTACGGAAAATACCGACCTGGTAACAGCGATTAACGATGTTGATTCCAGCGTTATCGGTATCGTGGCAACGGCGGATGATGCGGACGCGAAGCTGTTCCCGCTGAACAAGCCCACACTGCTGACCCGCGTCAATGACGTGCTGGGAAAATGCGGGACAACGGGGACGCTTTATCGTGCGCTTAAGGCCATCGCAGACCAGGTGAGCACAAAGGTGATCGTCGTTCGCGTGGCTGAACACAAAGAAGAAGACGGAAAGACGCAGGATCAACTGGTTATCGGTGGTTCTGAGGATGACGGCAGCTATACGGGGATGTATGCGCTGCTTGTTGCAGAGCAGGATGAAAGCATCGGATACCGTCCGCGTATTCTGGCCGCGCCGGAGCTGGACACGGAGGCGGTAACAAAATCCCTGTGCGTGATTGCGGGTAAACTGCGCGCGTTTGTGTATGCCTCATGTCACGGCTGTAACACGATGGCTGAGGCGATTACCTACCGCCAGAAATTCAACGAACGTGAGGTGATGCTTTTATGGCCGGACTTCATCGCCTACAACCCGAAAAGTGGCAAAAACGAAACGTTCCCCGCGCCTGCCTATGCGTGCGGCCTTCGTGCGTACATTGACCATGAGCAGGGCTGGCACAAATCGCTTTCCAACGTTCCTGTTAAAAATGTGCTGGGAATGTCCAGGCATGTGTTCTGGTCGTTGCAGGCCGAAGACAGTGATGCCAACAGCCTCAACAACAAAGAAATCACGACCATTATTCGTCGCAACGGATTCCGCTTCTGGGGCAACCGCACACCGGAAACGAACGCCTACATCTTTGAGGTGTATACCCGAACCGCACAGGTGCTGGCTGATTCAATTGCGGAAGCGCAGTTTGAAACCATCGACAGTCCACTGACGCCTGCGAACGTGAAGGATGTTATCAGTGCCATCAGGGCAAAACTGGATTCACTGGTTACTGCCGGGAAACTGATTGGCGCGGAGTGCTGGTATGACGTGGTGGATAACAGCACCACGGATTTACGTCAGGGGCGTGTGCGTATTCGCTACAAATATACGCCTGTTCCGCCACTGGAAGACATGGAGCTTTACCAGACGTTTACTGATGAATACTTTGAACCTGCATTTGCGGTGCTGGGAGGTGCCTGATGGCTGTGCCAAAACATCTTCGCTTTTTTACGCTGTTTGTGGATGGTGAAAACGAAGTGGGTAAGGTGACGTCCGTCACTCTGCCTAAGCTGACGCGCAAAACCGACAGCTACCGGGGGGGTGGCATGATGGGTGCGGTAAGTATTGATCTCGGTCTGGACGACTCCGCGCTTGATGCGAGCTTTGTCATGGGGGGCGCAGTTCGTGAGCTGTTCCTGAAGTATGGCGGCACGATTGACGGCACGCTACTGCGTTTTGCGGGTGAATACTACACCGATGCAGAAAGCGACCTGTATGAAGTCGAAATGCGCGGACGTGTGACGGAAATTGATATGGGGGAAGCCAAACAGGGCGAAGCCACATCACACACTTACGCCATTAAAAACACCTACTACAAGCTGAGTGTTAACGATCGCCCGTTGTGGGAGATTGATCTGCTGAACTTCATTTACCGGAAGGACGGCAAGGACATTGTGCCCGATCGCATCCGTTCCGCGCTTGGGCTTGGCTGATAAGTAATATGCAGGCGGCGCAGTGCGTCGCCTCTGACTGAAAGGAGTTTCCTGATGAAAGAGACGAAAAACATCGATACCGAAAACACGGTAGTTACTGACACTGTGAAAGAAACCAGTGAGCGTGGCGTAAAACTTACCCAACCAATTGAGCGAGGCGGCGAAAAAATCACGTATGTGGAGATCACCGGGGCTATTGAGCAGGCTGGATCTCTGCGAGATTTGTCGCTGTCTGATGTGCTGAATCTGAAAGCGGAATCCATGTTTACGCTGCTGTCACGCGTGACATCACCGCGACTGGATGAAGTGACGATCAAAAAAATGGCATCCCGTGACTTTATTCAGTTATGTGTGGTTGCCGTAAATTTTTTGAGCGGTGCGGACTCTGGCGGGAAGAACGAACAGGCGACGGAAGCCTGATCACGGTTGTGTGCTTTGAGCACATAGAAGACTTTGTGGCGGATATTGCCGCCATTTTTAACTGGTCGCCCGCCGAAATCTTCATGATGACGCCCGGCGAAGTGGTTAGCTGGCGTGAGCGGGCGGCACTTCGCAGCGGGAATGCAGACAATGAAGACTCTTGATATCCGGGTCGCTTTCAGCGCCGTTGACAGGCTGACCCGGCCTGCCGAAAACGCCCGCCGCCTGATGGGGCAGTTTGGTGACTCCATCCAGCGAACGCAGGGGGCGATCAAAAATCTCGAGCGTCAGGCGCGTTCATTTGAGCGCGCCCGTGACGCTGTCAGTAAAGCGGATGCTGGCATCGTGAAAGCACGACGCCAGCTTAACGCCCTTAATCAGTTACAACGCACGGGTACAGTGCTCAGCGAAAAACAACAAAAGCTGATGCAGCAGTTAAGCACCCGGCTTGAACGCCTGAATGAATCGCGCACACGGGAAATTCAGAAAATGCGGGAGCTTGGCGGAGAGCTGAAACGCCACGGCATTTCCCTGACAGGCAGCGATAACACCATCCAGCAGGCCATCAGACGCACCGAACAGTACAACAACCAGCTTGAACGCGAACGGCAGGCGCTTGCGCGTGTAACGCGGGCGCGTGAGCGGTATTCGCGCGCGCAGGAAACAGCGGGAAAACTGAAAACAGGTGGTGCGCTGGCAATTGGTGCGGCAGCGGCGGGCGGCTATGCTGCCGGGCGTTTTTTGCAGCCTGCGATCGGGTTCGGCAAAGAGATGTCCCGCGTTCAGGCACTGACGCGAATCGACCAGAACAGCCCGCAGTTTAAGGCGCTGCGTGAGCAGGCGTTAAAACTTGGCTCTGAAACGCAGTTCACCGCAGGCGATGCCGCCAGTGGACAGGCATTTCTTGCAATGGCTGGCTTCACTCCGCAGGCCATTCAGGCTGCGCTTCCCGGCGTGCTGAGCATGGCAACGGCTGGCGGTATGGATCTCGGCGAGACGGCAGATATTGGCTCAAATATCCTGACGCAGTTCGGCCTTTCTGCTGACCAGATGGACCGGGTCGGTGACACACTCACCGCAGCGTTTACCCGTACCAACACTGACCTTCGCGCACTGGGCGAAACCATGAAATATGCAGGTCCGGTGGCGGGTAAGCTGGGAATATCGCTGGAGCAGGCCGCAGCGATGGCTGGCGTGCTGGCGAATATGGGCATCAGAGGGAGTGATGCCGGGACGGCAATGCGTGCCAGCCTGGCTCGTCTGGCATCACCGCCAAAGGCGGCGGCAGAAGCTCTGAAAGAGCTGGGCGTGTCCGTCTCGGATGCCGGGGGCAAAATGCGCCCGATGGAGGATGTGCTGGCCGACCTTTATAAAGCCACCCGCAAATACGGGGAAGTTGACCGGGTATCGTTCTTTAAGGACATTGCCGGAGAAGAGGCTTTCACATCGTTTATGGCGCTCGTTGATGCAGCGGGTGACGGTTCCTTACCCAAACTGAGAAAAGAACTTGAAGGCGCGCGCGGTGAGGCTGAACGCACAGCAAAGGTTATGGCCAACAACCTTGACGGCGATCTGAAATCACTCGGCAGTGCATGGGAAGGGTTGCGCATCCGCATTGCAGATCTGATTGACGGTTCGCTGCGTTCTGTCACGCAGTGGCTCGCGCAGGTGGTATCAAGGGTGACGGCGCTGGCGCAGGCCCATCCGGCACTGACGCGCCAGCTACTGATAGCAGGCGGTGCGTTGCTGGCAATGACTGCAACGGTTGGCTCGTTGTCGCTGGCTATTGGTGTGCTTGCTGGTCCGCTGGCAAAACTGCGTCTTGGTTTTTCTCTCCTGACCGGATCAATGAATGCTGTCAGGGTCCTGCCAGCACTATGGGGAATGGTGACGGGTTCCGTTTCTTTACTGGGAGGCGCTATCGGGGCGCTGATCAGTCCGGTTGGTCTTATCGTGGCTGCGCTTGCCGGAGCTGCCGTTCTTATCTGGAAATACTGGGATCCCATCAGGGCATTTTTTGCCGGGGTGTTCAGCGGGATTATGGAAAGGCTGACCCCGTTGCGCGAAACCTTTGAACGGTTTGGTCCTGTTTTTGACGCAATCGGAAGCGGGATCAGCCAGGTGTTTAACTGGTTTAAATCGCTGCTGTCACCGATGGAGTCCAGCAAGGAAACGCTGGATAAATGTACCAGTGCTGGCGAGATATTCGGTAACGTTCTTGGCGGTGCGTTACAGCTTGTTCTGACACCTGCAAAAATGCTACTGGATACGCTGGCGTGGATACTTGAAAAACTTGGCGTCCTTCCGGATGAAGCGGAAAAGGCGCGCAAGAAAATCGAAGACGCACAGCGTGCGGCCATTCTTCAGGACAAGGTTGCCTTGCTTCAGGGGGACCTTGCGAAAATCAATCCGCCGAAGCCTGTGGAAAATGGCAATGGCACCGGAGGTGATAAACCCAAAGACAACAAACCGCTCACAGACAGCAATACCGGGACGCTACGCAGACTCAGCAAAATTGCTGATAACACAGGTAAGCTGGTTGATGAGACGAAAAAACGCATTGGCCCTGGCGATATTGTCTTTAAGAACCTGCCCCGCGCACTTGCTGTTCGTGGGGAGTGGCAGGAGCGGAAGATTGCGCAGGTCAGTAAGCCTGCCCCCGCAATTAATATCACACCCGTAGTCCCGGCTCCGCTGCCTCCGGCGCTGGTCCCTGTTGTTGCGGCCAGCTCCCGCCCGGTGGCGGAGGCCATACGATCGCCAGTGGCATCAGTTCCTGCAGCTTCCCGTAATCGGGAGCCTGCTGTCTCCAGATTTGGCGGTGAAATTCATGTTCATCTGCATAACGTTGTTACGCAGAATCCCCGCGAACTGGCGAAACTGGTCGGTGAAATGGTCAGGGCAGAGATGGAACGGCGCGCCCGTGCCGGACGTGGCAGTTTTTACGATAAAGATTGAGGAGTCATGGTCATGATGATGATCTACGGCATGTTTGTTTTTGAGCTGCGCACACTGCCGCATCAGCAGTTACAGCAAAACAAAAGCTGGCGGCATGTGAAAAATGAACGCGTTAACCGTTCAGCAAGCTGGCAGTATATAGGTGCAGGTGATGATCGCATTGTGCTTTCCGGCGTGCTTTATCCTGAAATTACAGGTGGCGAAGTGTCGCTTTCGTTGCTGACCACGCAGGCATATACAGGACGCCCCTGGCCTCTGATTGATGGTGTCGGGCAGATTTACGGCATGTATGTGCTGACTGAAACGAATACGACCCGTTCCGAGTTTGATCGCTACGGTAAGGCGAAAAAGATAGAATTTTCACTGACCCTTGAACGCTGTGATGAGGATTTGCGGGAGCGCCTGCAATCCTCATCATTCAGCGATATGCTGTCCGGCTTCAAAGATAAGGTGACATCATCTCTTAACAGCGCGGCCAGTTCAGTTAAAGGGCTGTTCTGATTTAACACAAAAACCGCTAATGGTCAGATTAGCGGTTATTTTGTTTCCTGACTCTTCTCTATTGTTCCGATTGATTCTCCTGCGGGGTGGTAACGATAAATCGTCGATATACCAATGCCGTAAATTATTGCCAGTTGTTTTCTGTCGTGCCCGTTTTTGATCAGCCTTGCTATTTGCTCATGCTGTTCTTTTGTCAGCTTCGGTCGACGTCCGCCTGTGCGCCCCCGTGCGCGTGCTGCCGCCAGTCCGGCCAGTGTACGTTCAACAATTAATTCACGTTCCATTTCAGCCAGGGCACCCATCACGTGGAAGAAAAAACGCCCCATTGGAGAAGATGTATCTATGCTGTCGGTCAGACTGCGAAAATTAATTCCTCGCTCCCGTAGTTCCCCGACGAGAGAAATCAGATGTTTCATGCTTCGCCCGAGGCGATCCAGTTTCCAGACAACCAACGTGTCACCTTTTTGAAGGCGCTTTAAAGCGCGTTTTAATCCCGGTCGGTCTGTCTTTGTCCCGCTTAATTTATCTTCAAATATTTGTTCACATCCTGCACAAACAAGAGCGTTTCGTTGCAGGTCTGTATTCTGGTCATTTGTTGATACCCTGACATAGCCAATCAGCATTCTGAATCTCCCGTCCAAAAGCGCAAATCATGCCATGCAGGCCAGAAACGGCCAT